CGTGGAGATCGTCGGTCGATATGTGAATCTCGGGGTCTGGAACGCCTCTGCCACCAAGACACTCAATGCCACGAGCAAGGCATCCTCGATCACACTGACTCCAATCTATCCGGACATTCAGGCGGCTACGTGAGATGAGCTTGATCCTGCCCACGTTTGACAAACGCATCAAGCCGCCTCTCGGCACGCCGCTCAATCCCCATTTGTCCATCAACCGGGGTCTCTTCGGCTTCTGGCCGATGAACGAGGGCGGCGGGAACATCGTTCGGGATGTGAGCGGGCGGGGGAATACGGGGACGATCGTAGGGGCGTCGTGGGGAGCCAACTGTCTATCCTTTGGTCGAGACGCCGACCGTGTTATTGCTCCCGTGCAACTGGACCCCGATGCAGGCACCGTTGTTGTGCGGTGGCAGCCCAACTGGTCTGATGCGGATGTAATTAGTCTATATTTGTATCTGTGGGATATGTACGGCGGGGCCAATCGCCGATTTGCCTTGTTACGCAACAGCACGCGGTTTGAGCTATACACCAACTCGTCAAGTCGCGGCAATCTCCTCGTCAGTATAACAGCAGGGCAGTGGTATACGTTCGCCCTGGTCTGGGGCAGAAACGATCTGTACGTCAATGGTGTATACGTAGATACATTTAGCGACGGAGGTCTTGGGTCTGGGGCAGACGACATCTACATCGGGGATCGTTACGCGTCCACTCCTCGCGGGCTGGATGGCCAGGTAGATTTCTTCCGTATCTACAACCGTATCCTCACCCCCTCCGAAATACAGGGCCTCTACCGCGACCCGTACCAGGGCTTCCGCCGCCCGGCCATCGAACTGTGGGGAGCGGTGCTGGGTGGCGGGGCGTCGTCGTACACGGGCTCTGGTGGTGGCACGGCAACAAAGGCAACGGCCTCTGCGTCTGCAACGTTTACTGCCCCCGAGTATTCTGCGACAGGCAGTGCGTCTGTAACCAAGGCGACAGCTTCTGCGTCTGCGACATTCACCGCCCCCGCGTATGCGGGTTCGGGTGGTGGGACAATCGCACAGCCATCAGCAGCGGCATCTGGCACGTATGCAGTTGCGGTCTACAGCGGGACCGGAACTGCTTCATGCCAGCAGCCGACGCTTTCAGCCTCAGCCACCTTCACTGTCCCAGTCTACGCTGGCACAGGCTCAGTTTCGTTTACTAAAGCGTCGGCTTCTGCCTCTGCCACCTTCACGGCCCCGATGTACTCCGGGACAGGATCAGCTTCGTTCGACAAAGCCATAGCGAATGCTTCGGGTTTGTACTCGGTGGCGATCTACGCTGGATCGGGAGCGGCTTCGTTCGACAGAGCAACGGCATCGGCAGCAGGAACCTACACGATTCCAGTCTATGCAGGTTCGGGGACTTTTGCGGCAAGAAATGTTACTGCTGGATCGGAAGGGACATTCGTAGTTCCGGCCTATGCGGGCTCTGGCACCATGCTTGTGTCCAAGGCGACGGCTTCTGCTTCTGGTTTGTACTCGGTAGCACTGTATGAGGGCACGGGCAGTGCGGCGGTGTCGGGTGTGATGGCTGGGGCGACGGGAACGTACACGCTTCCTGTGTACGCTGGCGAAGGTTCGCCGGATGTTGACCGTCTGATAGCTGATGCCAGTGGCACGTTTGTCGTTCCGATCTATTCGGGATCGGGGACTGGTGTGTTGCGGACGCCCACAGCATCCGCATCTGGTCTGTATTCCTCCGTATTGTATGTTGGTACAGGAAGTGCGGTTGTTTCAAGTGTTGTTGCGGATGCGTCTGGAACATATGTGTTGCCAATTTATGTTGGCGATGGATCTCCGGAAATAACATCTCCAACAGCCAGTTCAACTGGAACTTTTGTTGCTCCAGTGTATTCTGGTACGGGTAGTGGTTCGTTCCGAAAGGCAATTGCTTCTGCCTCTGGTTTGTATGCATCTATAATGTATACTGGAAGTGGAGGCGGGCAGGCAGAAAGGGCTACGGCGGACGCAGTTGGTGCATTTACGGTTCCGAGTTATTTTGGAATTGGAAATGTGCTTTGTTCCAAGGCGGAGGCTTTGGCAACCGGAACTTTTGTTGCTTCGAGTTATTCCGGTTATGGTACTATAACAGTAAAATCGCCAACAGCATCAGCAAATGGATTGTATGGCCTGATCTACAGTGGATCTGGCCAAGCAGTATTTGGAAAAGCTGAGGCATTTGCAGATGGGACATTCGTATTGCCATCCATGATGTTGTCAGCAGTGTTTCTTTTGATAAAAAGGAGTAAATGACATGGCTATGAGATTGACGAATGCGGCAGCGTCGGCGGCGGCCGATAGCACAGGATTGAGGGCTTATATTGGAGCTACTCCGAAAATTACATTCTACGAAGGTGCTGTGAATGCCAATGCCGAATTGGCTCCTGCCGGCGATGATTTAGTTACGGTGACGCTGGCGGCGTTTGGAGAGGCGAGCAATGGAGCGATTGAATCCACCGGCGGCAATGCGACGGCAACGGATTCTGGAACGGTTGGTTGTTGGGCTCTTTTCAAGGCGGACGGAACTACGAAGGTTGCTGATGGGGATGTTGCTGAGGGTTCTGGAGGTGACATCAATTTTGATGAAACCGAATGGTTAGCAGGTGGGACGGTGTCTGTCGGAACGCTGACCTTGACCATTCCTCCGGCATAATGTGTTTTTGAATTGTGTAGTTTGGCAGACTTCGGACATAGGAAGTCTGCCATGGACCAATGGGTGTTTGGTGATTGTATGAGAAAGTTTGGTGTGGAACCTGGAGTATAGCCATGCAGTCTTTTACAGTAGGTGTGTCAAATACATTGTTTGTGGATATGGTGGCAAGAGCTACAGGAACACCAATTACTTCTGGTACTGTGACGTTTTATTTGCAGGCGTTGACTGGTGTGAATGCTGGAAAATGGTTTCGCACAAGCGATGATACATGGCAGGAGACAGAAGAAGCGGCAGGTGTTGGGGCGCATCAGGCGGATGGACACTGGACATGTACGGTGGATTCTGCTGCGTGGATTTCTGGTGTTCGGTATTTTTTGTATGCGAAGGAATCTGGAAACTTGCACATTCCATATTGTGAAGAGATTACCGATAGGATGGCTGCTCCTACAAACATTACAGTGGAAACTACGGTGATTGAGTAAGAAATGGCTACACTGAAATTCACATTCAAAGTGGCAAGTGTTCTTGCAGATGCAACGAGTGCTGTGCTTGCAGATCCAAGCGGTACGTTTGGCATCAGAAGAACGGATACAGAGGAAGTTGTTGTTGCTGCTGATACTGCGATGGCGAAGACAGCGACAGGAACATATGAATATGATTTCAGTGCCGATATAGCCAATGTTGAGTATCAGTTTTATGTGAAATGTGAATATGGCGGAGAAACGCATTACTTTGAAACGATCTATACTGCATCGGGTGTTCCAGATGTAATTACAGAAGGTCGAACGATGCCTTCTGAAGTTGTAGCCAAATATTCTACAGACACAGCAAATCTCTTTTCCAAACCATCTGACAATACAGACTGGCCTTTGTACATTGGTTATATGCCAGACAAAAAAGGAACCCCTGTCAATTGTGCTGCAATTTTCAATACTCCCGGTATATTTGATGGAAAGGATATGAGGGAGAATATCGATCAGCATTTTGGGGTGGAGATTTTGGTAAGGGCTTTGACGGAGACCAGTGGATATGATAAGATGGCAGATATTGAAGAAGATTTCAAGGAGGTGAAAAATGTGAATATTTCTGTTGTAAGTGGAGAAATATGGAAGTTGCAGAATTTGCATCAGACTTCTTCTATTACAATGTTGGGATTGGACGAAAATAGAAGATTTATGTTTTCCATAAACTTTGCAGTTTCGATGAAGTTGCAATAATGAGAGAAAAGATCAATTAAGTAAGGAGTAACAACAATGTTTATTGATGATGGATTTCCAACGAGGATGACTTTCAGTGAATCGACTTCTGCTGCCTTGTATTTCTATGAGCGTGAAGTTACACCTCCTGGATTTAGTGCTGGTGGTGAGAATGACACGACTACAATGAGAAATACGGCATGGAGAACGAAAGCACCGAAAAAACTGATTTCGCTAACGAATGCATCTGCAACGGCAAAGTATGATCCTGCTATTCTGGATGAGATTACGGGAATGATTGGTGTGAATCAGCAGATCACCATTACTTTCCCCGATGAATCGACATGGGTGTTTTGGGGATGGATTGATGAATTCACCCCTGCTGCAATTACAGAAGGTGCGATGGCGACGGCGAATGTTACTGTTATTCCGAGTAATCAGAACTCTTCTCAAGAAGAAACTGCTCCGGTTTATACCACCTAATACCTTCGCTATAACGCTCTTAGAAGCACGAAAAAGTGAAAAGTGTAGATGGATAGGGGTCTATAGTCGATCATCGATTGTAGGCGTCTATAGACCCCTTAAAATCGATGTGGTGTAAATGTTAAATGTCTTGGAAAGGACAAATGATGGATCAGGTTGTGAAATTTTCGTTGAAGAAGAAAGCAATTGAGATTCCGATTGAACTGGAAGATGGGAGTGTAGTGGTATATGAGGTGAGGAGGGCGAGTGGGGAGAGTATTGAGAACTATTTGGATGAAAATAGCGGCAGAATTGAGACGGCGGTGGATGCGGAAGGTCGTGTGCAGATCAAACAGATCAAAACATACAAATCCATGTTCGTCTCTCTTCTCAAATACTGTCTCTATCTGAATGAATCTTTAGTTCCAGCCAAAGACATCGCGAAGTTTCCATACGATGTTCAAAAAGGATTATTTGACGAAGCTCAGGGTATCAATGGATTGAGTGTGGTTGGAAATGCAGAAGTAAAAAACTGACAGAAAGAGAAGAGGCTTGGTTTAAGCTGGCTTCTCGATTGCATATTTCTGTAGAGAAGTGCCAAAGAGAAGTAAGTTATGTTGAGTTTTTGAAGTGGATCACGTTCTTTGTCAAAGAAGAAGAGGATAAGTTTAAGAGGATTGAAAAGGAAGATTACTATTTGGCGCAAATTGCGGCAATGGTAATCGCTGCTAATTCAAAGGATCCAGGGAAGATCAAAGTTACTGATTTTCTTATAAAGTTGGATAAGAAGGATGAGCAGAAGAAATTGACAAAGGAAGAAAGGGCACAAATTGCAAAGAAGTATTGGATGGGAGTGATAGGAAGTAGCAGCAAGGCTGTAAAAAAGAAAAGGACTGCATCTAAGGGAAAACGATAATGCAGATGGACTTAGGAACATTGGTTGCCCACTTAAAACTGGATAACCAGTCGTATTTAAGTGGGATGGCTTCTGTAAATCGAAGTCTCGATCATCTATCCAATAAGATGTATTCCTTTGGTTTGAAAATGGGGCTGTATGTTACAGCCCCATTAGTTTTGCTCGGAAGAAGTTCAATAAAGGAATTTTCTGCTTTTGACAAAGCTATCACACGATCCATTGGTTTTTTGAAAGATGCAAATCTTTCAATGAAGGGAGAGTTGGCGGAAACGGCTTTGAATCTCTCCACAAAAGTAGCAACATCGGCTACAAATTTAGCGAAGGGATATGAGGAAATGGGACAGGCGGGCATGGGGTATGTAAAAGCCATGGAAGTCCTTCCTGAAGTTCAAAAATTTGCGTATGTCGGTATGATGGAAATGACGGAGGCTGTAAAGTATCTTACGAAGTCTCAGAGAGCGTTGGGAATGGAAATGGAAGACCCGATTAAGAATATGGAACAGATGAAACGGGTCTCTGATAATCTTACCTACGCCGCCATTGAATCCACCGCCAAAGTTCTTGACTTTTCCGAGGCTATGAAAAATGCTGGTCCTATGCTTCGTGTTCTCAACAAGGAGATTGAGGAGGGTGTTGCAGCATTGATGACATTGGCAAATCAGGGGCACGTTGGGTCAGAGGCAGGAACTCAGTTGTATATGGTTTATCGTGATCTACAGAGAGCTTTTATTACACATAAGAGCACGTGGAAAGAATTTGGATTGGATGTATATCACGTTACAACACGAAATATGCTGCCTCTGCATGACATTATTGCACAATTGGAGGTTATGTTTGGGAATTTAACGGATGAGGGGATGAGAACTGCGTTGATGTTGCTTGGTTTTCAGGATAGGTCGTTGAGAGCAACGCAGGCAATGATTGGGCAATCAAATACGATGCGTAGGTTTTACCATGATTTGAAGGATATTGCAGGAATTACAGATAGAGTGGCGAAGATCAATTTGACTTCGTTTGCGGATCAAATGGAAATCATCAAGAACAAATTCAATGTAATCAAGATTGCGATTGCTGGAATTATAGCGGATCAATTGTTAAAATTAGGAGATGTTATTGATAGGCTTCTGATGATTTGGAAAGGACTGACGGAGGAGGCTCAAAAGTGGATTGTTTATATGGCGGAGATTATGGCTTTGATAGGGCCTCTTTCAATCGCGGCTGCATTTTTGTTGAAGGGATTTAGCGGACTGCTCGCAGTATTTGCAGCATTGGTGAGTCCGATGGGTGCTTTATTGACATTATTAGGATATTTGGCATTGAGTTCCACGAAAGTGGCTGAGGCGTTTGAGGGCTTGAAGGATACGGCGACGAGTTTGTACCAAACTGTAACAGAGAAGTTTAGGAATTGGACAGAAGAAGATACTGTAAATATGCAGAAGTATGTGGAGATGTTGGGGGTGGAGTTAAAGGGATTGCAAAGCAAGTTTGGAGCCTTTGTTGATTATTTGCGAAATGATTTTCTTGGGGCAACAAAACTTGTTTGGCAAGTATTTGTGGAAGGAGTCACGTTTGTCGGGGCAACGATTGTTGAAGTTCTTACCAGATCGGCAATTTTGGCATATGAGGCAATACAGGATGCGTTTGCTGGAAAATTGAATACGGCGGCAAGGAGGGCGATAGGAGCGGACTATTGGGCGAATATGCAGGAGAATATGAGGAAGCAGACAGAGGACGAATACCAAAAGTTTATACAATTACAACAGGAGATGGAATTAAGACAAAATCCCGGCTTGAGAAGAACCACAATAAAGCCTCCATATACACGAAGTTGGACTACAGACGCCTTGCGTGTACCATCTCATCCAGAGATATATGCTCAGATAGAGAAAAGAGTCAAAGGGAGGATGATGGAGGATATTTTTAGGGAGTACCCTTCAGCGCGTGCGGGGAAGTCGCAAGAAGAAATCGAATTGCTGGTGAATATTGCAATTCAAGAAGAAGAATTGGGGATGCAGATTAAGAAGGTGCAGGATAAGATAGGGGAGGGATTGAGTGGTGCAGTATCAGGATATTTTGACAATATGCTGGAAAATATAAGGATTTTGAGGGAGCAGGAAGGGCAGATAACATCTCCGGAAAGATTTGCATATGTAAATCGTTTGAAAGAGATAGAAGGAGAAATACAAAGGGAAAAAGAGCTTGTCGAGGAGAAGTACAAGGGATTGGTGGCGGAAAAGGAAAGACTTCGCGTATTTGAGGAATGGCAGGAAGAAATGGAAGCGGCTTTTGGAGACGCCCCAACCGATTTCATGCCGGAATGGTTAAAGAATCTTCCAAAAGCGGATACATTATCATTGGAGGAGATAAATGAATTTATAGCAGCGAGAGAACAACATGAACAGGAAATCAGGAAATCCCTTGCGAGTTCGTATGAGGGATTGATGGATCAGGAGGGAGCATATGAGGCACAATTGAGGTTGATAAAGGATCAAAGACTTCATTTGAAGGCTATGCTCGGAGATCATCCGATTATTGCAAAATGGTATCAGAGGCAATTGGATTTGTTGGAGGCGATGAATGATGAACAGTATGAACAAAAAGCACGGATGTATGAGACATTGAGAGATGCAAATGGGCAGTACGAAATGCGATTGAAACTGCTGAATAGCGAAAGAGCAGTTATGCGGAGCTTGGTGAATGATGAGGATTTAAGAACGAAGTATTATGAGAGACAAGTGGAGTTGCTCGAAATCCAAAGAGACAGAAAGGGCGATGATCTTTTTGAAGGGGCCAAAGCCGGCGCCTCAGAGATGATGATGAATATGGAGACGTTGGGGGAGCTTGGGTACAAACTGTCTGAAACATTGAGGGATGGATTGAGTGGGGCGTTTACAGATGCTTTGATGAAGTCTCGTGATTTGAAAGAGTCTCTTCGTGATATGGGCATGTTGCTTGTACGGATGTTGATGTATCATAGCATTTCACGTTCGATAACAATGATGATGGGAGCGGCACAGGACAGGAACTATGCGTATCCGAACATGATGACAAGTAATATGGGCTTTCTCGGCAATGCATTGGGATCGGCTCTAAGTTCCTCCGCCGGTCACGCCGAAGGTGGTCTTGTCACACAACCTCATATGGCGTTGGTCGGCGAGGCAGGACCGGAGTTGATTATACCGTGGGATGAGTTGAGCAAACCGGCGAAGGAGCCGGTTTTCAACGTTGAAGTGCACAATCAAACCAGCACACCAATCGCGGCGTCAAATATCCACTTCGATCCGAAAAATATGGTAATGTCTGTGTTGCTCAAGGACGAGCGAAATCGGGGACCGATCTATCGGCAAACGAGGAGAAGATAATGGCACAGCCTGTGTTCCCAACTTTAACTGCTGCTCCGGTGGATGAAGGATATAGTAGGAACTATGCAATAGACAATCGCATAGTAACGCCTTTGGAAGATGGCAGAATACTGTCTATGAAAAAGTATACCGACGTTCCACTTCGCTGGACGGTGATATATAGGGATATGTCGGAAACGGATTATGAAACATTGATGGCTTTTTATGAAGATGATGCAGATTGGGGAAATACGCCGATTAAGTGGACTGATTTGACGAATTCAACGGATTATTTTGTATACTTCGATGGTCCTCCCGATGTCTCTCGCAAAAATGACAACAGTGACGAGTGGCGTGTTACAATTAACTTTCTTGAAGCATTAGGGAGTTATACATAATGCCTGACATGCCTTCCAATTTGACTGAAGCAAAGAACCAGCTTTCTCAGCCGGGGGCGTGGGTGTGGCTACTGACGGTGGAACTGCCCGACAGTGGCCCGACGCTTCGTTATGCCGCCAACACTGAGGATGTGGTGTATGGCGGGCAGACGTATTCCGCATTCAACTTCACGATGGGCGGGTTCTCCTGCAATACCGATGGCGAGATCCCTGAAATCACGATGAGCGTGACCAACGTAGGGTATGTCCTGCAAGACTACGTGCGGAACTACTCAGGATTGATCGGGTCGGTGTTCTCGTTCGTTCAAATCAACACCGAGTTTCTTGCCGAGGACTATAGCGACGATGCGGTTTCGTTCACGGTCACGGGAACTGAGAATACATGGCCGGATGTCCATTTGACGCTTGGCGTGCCGCCGGCTGCCCGATACCGGGTGCCGGAGGATCGATTCAATCCGCATAGTTGCAGGCACAAATTCAAGGATTCCCGGTGTGGTTATACCGGGGAGTTGACGACGTGCAATCGCAACCCCGATGACTGCACGATCAGGGGGATGTTTCCAGCCAACTACGGAGGGCCGCTGAGCCTGCGGAGAGAGGCGGTCAGATACGCATGATTCGATTCACACAGAGAGAGCTTGACGCAATCCTTAGCGAGTTCCTGGGTAAGCCTTACAAGCGATTCGCCAGTGGCCCGGACGCCTACGACTGCTATGGTCTGGTCAAGGCGTTTATGGCCCGGATCGGTGTGGACATCCCCGAGATCGGGGCGGTCAACCCGAATGACTCCCGTCCGATTTACGAGCAGCAGCAGACTGACTATGTTCGTATCGAATGGCCTCGCCCGTGGTCACTGGTGACGTTTTCGGGCAAAGACTTGAACGCTCATATCGGCGTGGTGTTGCCCAATGACAACCTCTTTCTGCACTGTCCCGGCCGGGCGGCGGGGAAGGTTCTTGTTGAGCCTCTGTCAAGACGTCCGTGGCGAGATACCATCGACGGCTATTGGTGGCCGAAGAGCGTCCTTGAGTCGATCATCATGCTTACCCCGATGACCACGAAGAGGGCTTGGCAGTTCGTCAAGTGGGATGGCCGGAGTCTGGGTGAGATCATCGAGCAGGACATCACCGATGGGCGGGATGTTCAAGTCCAGGCGTTCATCGACGGGCAGTTGGTGGAGGTGGACGATTGGACGATGATACCGAGCCCTGTGAATCAGCTTGTTGTTCGTCCGGTTGTCGGCGAAGGCGATCAGATGGGCATGATGGCTGGCATGGTGGCGTTGGCGATGCTTGCTCCGCACATAGCAGGTCCGTTGGCGGGTGTGAGTTCCGGAGCGGCTACCGCTGCTGGTGGGTATGGTGCGGCGGCATGGGCGGCCGGTGGATCTACCGCGTTCGCGTATGGTTTGGCAAATGCGGCGGTTATGATGGGCGGAGCCCTGGCACTCAAGGCACTTATTGGGCCGGATGAGGGCAAAAGGGACGACTCCCAGCATTATACTTGGGAACCCCAGACGACGCAACGTGTGGGCTCGTTTGTTCCATTGGTCTATGGTACATTCGGCGTCAAGGGCAGCATCATCGCCGCCTATGCCACAGGAGAACACGCGGTAGGAGAGTCTACTTGGCTGAAAACGATACAGATACAGAGCAGTACAGACCTTTACCACCTGAAAATCGCCTACAGCGATGGTCCGATTGGGGGGGTCGTTGACGGGACCGAGCAGCTTAACGGCAAGGCGGCGGAGCAGTACGACGACTCGGATGATTTCGTTATTGAGCACTTCGTCGGCAACAGCGACCAGGCGGCATCGAGTGTTCTCGATGGGTTCGAGATTTCCGTCAACAAGCTCTGCTACGATACGGCTGTTTCCCCGAATGAAGTGACCAAGACGTTTACAGCGGTCAAGTGTGATAGGGCGGCGGCGGTATTGCGATTCCCCAACGGATTCACGAACTACACCGCCGACGGCGACAGCGGCACGACGTCCGTCGATGTGACTTTTCGCATCCGGCCATCAGGGGGCAGTTGGCACACAATCTTTGACGGCGAGATTCACGGCAAGACAAAAAACCCTGTCCGCCTTCACCTGTGGTTTGACGGCACATACGATGGTGCTTCCGACCCCTTCACGAAGACCAGCGGTACAGCGTTCACGCTGGTAGCGGGTACAACCTACGAAGTTGGTGTCACGCGAAACAACTCTCGGCACAGCGACCGGGGGGATGACTTCTACTTCGATTGCATTCAGTGTTCGTTTACAACGGCACAGAAGCATCCTGGCCTTGCTTACACCGCGATCGGGGCGGCGGCTTCGAAGGACATCTCCGGTGCGATTGACTACTACGCACAGATCAAGGGTAAATTGGTAAGGGTGTATGATCCCGACGAGGAGGAGTGGAATATCGAGTGGTCGGACAATCCGGCTTGGGTGGCGTATGACTTGTTGACCCGTCCGGTTATCAAGGGCAATGGGGATACGGAGGCATATTCGGTCGATTACTACCGGCGGCTCGACCCGAGTTATCTGGTTCTTGCCGATTTCGTGGCCCTGGCCGATTGGTGTGACGAATTGGTGCCGGACGAGTCGGGCGAGTCCGGCAGTACAGAGAAGCGATATGTTTTCAATGGCGTGTTTGACACTGAGGGAACCGCGTGGGATCAGGCGGTTCGCGTGTGCCGTATGGCGTGTGCCATGCTGCATTTTCGTGGGCACAAGATCGGCGTGGTCATCGACAAGCCGGGCACGCCGGTGCAGATGTTCAACGTGTCGAATCTGCGTGGAGGATTCAGTGAAACGTGGATTGACACTCGCGAAGTGGCGACGGTGTACGATTGCGAGTTTTACGACGAGACGGGTGACTATTCCGCTGAATCGTGGCCGGTGCCTCTGTTGGGGGCGGCGAATGATGTTCCTGCCGCTTTGGATTGTTTTGGGCATACGAAACGATCAAGAGTGTGGCGGTATGCGTCGAGGCAATTGCGTGTCAATCAGTATATGAAGAGGTTCATAGAAATCCCCGCCAGCCTGGATGCAATTTATACCGACTTGGGTGACATTGTATACGTCCAGCACCCAAGTCTCCAACGGGCCTCTGGCGGGCGCGTCGTTGAGGTCTACGCCGATGGCGTCAAGCTCAATAAGTCCGTAGAGATGGGCGAAGGGGATTACGCCCTTCTGATTCGTACGCACGATGGCACGGATGAGCGGCTGACCTTGTATGAGGTCGATTCGGTTACTGGAGTGGAATCTGGTGACAATGACATTGTGGTCATTGATGGCACATGGGAGTACACACCCAATGTCAACGATCTGTGGACGTTCGGTGAAGAGGTCAAGGTGATTGATCTGTACCGCGTCAAAGGCTTCGCGAGGGGCGGTGACGGGCAGGTGTTGATCCAGGCGGCGCAGTACACGACGGACTACTACACCGACGACGAAGAGGCCCCGAAGATCGAGGCCAAGACCTATAGCGAAACCAAGGGCGGCATCGCTCCGAGTCTTTTGCCCACTACGGCGCAGGCGGTGGCGGCGGATCGGTCCGATGTGGACAATGCGGTCGATACGCTGATGTGGGAGGGCCTGAGCTTCACTGGCGATGCGATCAATACGGTGACGTGGGAATGCACTGGCGATGGCGTCAAATACAAGGGTCAGTGGTGTCCGATCGAGGACGACGCCGTGGGGACGACGGACAAATACATCTACTTCGATCCGGCAATTGGGGACCCGCGATACCTCCAGACTACGAATGACCTATCGGACCTGGCGGGCTTCGAACGGTATGTTTTCTGCGTGAACGACGGAGGGGTGGCATACTTCAAGCCGGGCGTCTTGATGACGTCCGACGACGTTAAGCTCTACAATATCGAGGCGGGAGCGACGGTTGGGGCGACGTGGGGTGTAAACATCGCGGATCAGCCAGACGGCTATCTCGTCAAATGGCAGGGAACGCTGACTGCCCACCCTGCTGACCCCGAGGAAGGCTGGGCCTACCGCAATTCAACGGACGGCAAGAGCTACATCTACCACGATTCCGCATGGTATCAGATGACCGCCGATGGGGTCGATGGTGCCAACGGTGCCGACGGCGCGGATGGGCTGTCCATTGTCTGGCGAGGCGAATCGTCCAGTCCGCCGGCAAGCCCTGCGATGAATCATGCCTACCGCGACACCGACGACGGGATCATCTACATCTACAACGGCACCGCGTGGGAGCCGATGGTGTACGATGGGTCGGATGGAACCGATGGGGCGGCGGGAGCCGACGGCGCAGACGGATTGAGCGTCTTCATTACGTACCACGACAACGCATACGATAACCCGCCTTCGACGCCTACGGGCGATGGCACCACGGGAGGCTGGCACACGAACGCGACCTCTGCGGTGGTGTGGTTGTCGCAAAAAACAGCCGCCGACGCCAGCAGTGGGACGTGGGGCACGCCGTTCCGTGTGGCGGGCGTCGATGGGGCGGACGGTGCTGATGGGGCAGCGGGGGTCGATGGAACGGATGGAACTTCGATTGTCTGGCAAGGCACCTACGCGAGTCACCCTGCCAGTCCATCGAATGGTTGGGCCTACTACAACTCCACCGATGGCAAGAGCTACGTCTACCAGTCAGGTACGTGGTATCAGATGACCGTAGACGGTGTGGACGGGGCCAATGGTGCTGATGGTGAAGATGGTCTCTCGATTGTCTGGCACGGCGACGCGACCTCTCCCGATCCAAGTTGGGAGGTGGTCAACCACTGTTATCGCGACACCGACAATGGGTACGCCTATATCTACAACGGCACGGCGTGGGAATTGATGGTTCGGGATGGATCGGACGGCACGGCAGGAACAGACGGCACAGATGGGCTCAGTGTGTTCGTCACCTACCACGACAACGCTGCCGACACGCAACCGTCAGACCCTACGGGCGATGGAACGACCAGTGGATGGCACACAAACGTCACGTCGAGCGTGGTGTGGATCAGCCAGAAGGTGGCCGCCGACGCCAGCAGCGGAACGTGGGGAACGCCGATTCGCATCTCCGGCACGGCGATCTGGTCGGAGGTGATTGACGATAACGGCAAGCCTTCTAATTACGCCGATGTGACCGCCGACAATCCCGTCGAAGCATTTCGCGAAACCTTCGAAAACCCCCACAACGATGTCGCCACGCGTTGGCTGCCAGATGGGACGTACGACAGCGGTGAAGTCTCGACGGTTGCAGGTGGGATTGTTGGCGGAAAGGTTTTGCAGTGCGGCAACAACTCGGACAATGACCATGTGTTTCGTTACTTCTACAGGCCCATTCCGTTTGATCCTGAGAAGTTGTACCGCATCAGAGCACGCGTGCGAAGAGTAGAAGGAGGAGGCTCGTTTTATCTGGGCGTCGGCGGTATGGATGAAACGAAGACCACCTTTGTGCGGTATAACGGAGATAACTTAGACGCGGGGCATCACTGGGTAGCATCTCAGGGAGCGTATCCAACAGATTGGACGGTCTATACAGGGTATGTTAAGGGTCATGCGGATGTAGGAGTTAATGGAAACAACTCCCCCCATCCCGATCCGTCTGATCCAGCCAAGCTGCACGCGGACGTTTGTTACATCCATCCAGTTTTTCAGGCCAACAACCCTTACAAGACAGGCATTTACGAGATTGATTATATCGTCATTGACACGATCCCGGAAGAAGCAAGCTGGGAAAGCGTCTACGGCTCCGGCAAGCCCGAGGACAACGCCGATGTGACTGCCGACAACCCCGTCAACTCATTCCGCGAGACGTTTGAGGACTCCAAGGACATTATCGCGACGCGATGGGGCATATCAGCACTCTCAAATCGATTTGAGATTGTGGACGAAGAGGGCGTTGCCGGCGGGCGCATCCTGCGTTGCGGGGACAATGATGGGAATGACTACGTTCGAGCGATTTGGTGCAAGAAGCTCCCCTTCGATCCCACGAAGCTCTATCGGCTCAGGGTGCGCGTTCGCAGGACGGCCGGGAGTGGTGTGTTTTATCTTGGGTTGGATGGATTTTTGGCTAATGGTACAACTGAGAACAACCCCAGTGGGCACTCGTCGCATTGGGGGTTGCTGGGGGTTGGGCCTGGGTCAGATTGGACGGTCTATACGGTATACTTCCAAGGGCTCGATGCCGTTGGAAGGACAGGAAGCGGTACGGTGGATTCTCCGTATACACTCAAGGAGGGTACGGCGTATTTCAGTTTCGAGTGTAGAGCGAATTTCAATGGTGAAACCGGCATCACGGACATCGACCAGATCATCCTGGATGTTCTGCCTGAATCCGCCGACGAGATCCCCGAAGGCGGTACCAACAAGTGGGCGGCGGAGTCGGGAGCCGATGTGACGGCCGAGCACCAGGGCGACATCAACATCGACAATATCCAGGACGGCAGCAGCTACAAGAAGCTGTCGGCGGCGAATCTGGCGGCCCTCCAATCGGCGATCAACCTCGACACACCCCAGCCCCGCAGCGGATGGGAGGGCGCGTTCACGGACGATAGTCCATCCGCCGGTTACGTCGCCTGGTCGAGCTTCGTGGTGCGCTACCAGGGCACGGACTACACGATCACGGCGTCCAACGCCGACGAGAAGTACCTCTATTGGAACGCCGGGGCGACCAAGACGCAGCTCTACGCCACCGACACGATAGGAGACGCCCTGGGCTCGGGCAAGTTCATCGTCGGCTACAACGACGACGGCACGTTCTACCCGAGCCAGTTCTTCAAGATTCTGCACGGTGCTTTGATCCAGGCATCTACAATCATCACCGATCATCTGGTGGCCAAGGCCATCACCACGGAGAAACTCAACGACAACGCCGTGACCTCACCAGAGGCCGCCATGACCACAGGTTCTGCGAGCGCAGGCACTTTGCAGTCGGTGGAAATCACGACGACTGGCGGCCCGGTGATAGTAATTGGCAGCGCAACGTTGACGCTGCCTTATAGCACGAACCCGGCTAATGTCTTCCTCAAAAGAGACGGCACTACCATCTATGATTCGAGCGGGCACGCGAAGCTCATTAACGATGGTACGCCTACGGAAGCTGTGACCATGATGATTGTGGATACCCCGGCGGCCGATACGTATACGTACACCCTGGTTGCTACAGGCGGGGGCTCCTACACCTACCGATCCTTGCTTGCCCTGGAACTCAAGAAATGATTAGAACCGCCAGCGGATACCTCCGAATGCAGAAAAGCCGCCCATGTCAACATCGTGGAAGTCACTCTCGACGTAGTATTGCCCTTCGACGGTCAGCGACCACGAGTTCGACAGCACAACCTCCAGGCCAAGCGAGGTCCATCCGATCCACTCAATTCCTCGGTCAGTCGTCCGCGTTTCCTCGATCACGACATGATCCTCGATCGTCTGTTCTCGCAGTTCCCAATCCCGAAAGGAAACGCCAGTGCCGGCCCCGATGTACGGTCTCCATGCGGCTTGCGGCCACGGAAACCAGATCGCCCCGAACTTCAATGCCCAACTGTCTACCGTCTGCGTGGCGGTGTAGTCGAGCGGTGGTGCATCAAGACGCGGGAGATCGCCTTCTTCGTCGGCGCCCATGTTCGCCGCCAGCGTCAGACACAGGGCATCGCCAAACCATCGCGGACCAAGCACCTCGACTTCAAAGGCCGAGCCGCCGGCTTTCACGCCCGCGCCGATATCCGCCCTTCCGATGGAGCACCAGATTGTCAGAAGACAGAGCATCAAGGGGAATCGATATGTCGTGTACATCGCAGAACCTCCTCTCGCGAAAAAGCGAGGTGCGCCGGCGGCAATGGCTGCCAGGCGCAAAGCGCACCGGCGCACCTCTCAAATTCGGTTTGGAAGGCCTGGCAGCCATACAACCACAATCTACCAAACGACGGCCCGGCCGTCAAGGGAAAAAAAGGACAACGAACAGACCATCGAGCAGATCGAAGCCCAGATCGCCGGCTGGCGGCTGAAGAGGGCCGAGTTGACGCGGATTGCCGACGGCACGTTCGACCTGTCTGACTTCTCTTCTGTGAAAATGGAAATAAAACATCTGCAAGATATGATAGCATAGATGCTGTGACATATTGAAGTCTTGGAAAGGACAAAAAATGAGTTTTTCAGTGATTACTCCGACAGGAGACCGTCCGGTTCCATTTCAACTTTGTACTCATTTCATGCAACGACAGACGTTGAAGCCGGATGAATGGATTGTGGTTGATGATGGCATTGCACCGACACAAATGCCATCTGACACACCTTTTCTGAAATACATTCGACGACAGAGCACACCCCAAAAAAATGTACATACTCTTCCAGTTCAAATGATTGAAGCCCTTTCCTCTGTTACTACAGATATTGTGATAATGATGGAAGATGACGATTGGTATTGTGTTGATTACTTGGAGAAAATGATAAAACTGTTCGAGCAGTACAAAGGTGTGTCTTTGATCGGGCAGGGCGAATCTGTGTATTATCATATTCCATTGAAAAAATACATGTACGTTAATAATAGAGATAGGGCGAGTTTTTGTCAGACTGGATTTCGGTCTGAATTGATTCCAGCACTAACAGAAATATGCAAAGCATCCAGAGACCCATTTATTGATTTGAAGTTGTGGAGAGGGACAAAGGATAAATTTCTTTTACTTGGCGAAAAATTGATGTGTGTTGGAATGAAGGGGTTGGAAGGGAGAGGGAATCAATGGACTATTGGGCGAAAGGGACTTCACCCGAGATACAAACCGGATTATGGGTTGGAATTGTTGGGAGAATTGATAGGAGAAGACGTTTTGCTGTACGAAAAGTTTGATAGGGGTATCGATGTACCCCCGGAAGGGGGATCGTCGATTGTAGGCAGGCACAGACGCTCTAAAATAGGGGTGAGGAGGGGAAACAGATGAAACTTGGCGTGAGTTATGGTGTCTTCAGTGGTTTAGAGCTTCTGAAACCGTCGATCCAGAATATTCGTCGTTTTGCCTCGCATCTCGTCGTTGTCTGGTCTCCAATTTCCTCCACAGGTGAACCTGCTGTTGATTATATGAAGCCACTTCTCGATGACCTTGTAAAGTCGGGGTTAGTGGATGAATTGATCGAGTTTCATCCCCGTATTGTTTCCAATCCAACTCACATGCAAGACAATTGTAGAATGAAACGAGAAATTGGAAGACTTGCTTGTATGAAGGCTGGATGTACGCATCATTTGATTCGAGATTGTGATGAATTCCATGAACCTGAACAATTTGAATCCATGCTTGATTTCTTCCCAACTGTGGATTGCACCCTATCCAGGATAAGAGAGTATGTCGATCATCCATTGAGAAGATTGAAACAAATGACAAATCTCTATGTCCCGGCAGTACAGAACATAGAGAAGAAACTATTCAAAACAAATCCATTTGGTGTAACTGTTGATATGGGAAGGACAATAAGTGGGGTAGAGTCTTTTCGTCTTTTGCTTCCAAATCAACTTGTTATGCATCATTATACATTTGTGCGGTTTAGCGGAGATGAAATGAAAAGGAAATATCAAGGGCATGGGCATTGTCATCGAATCGGTACTTTGGATCAATTCATAAAATGGACAAAAAGATTTCAAGAAGATGATTTTGAGTATGTAGAGGATCGATTTGGAATACTGGATTATTGGAATGGGGAGTTTTTGCAATGGGTGAAGTGATAGAGGAAAAGGATATCAGCTTCATCGTGTCATACAGAGATAGGAAGAAGATGTTGGACGGGTTTCTTGAATCCATCCAAACTTTCTATCCAACTTCGCAAATCATCATTTCTGAGCAGTGCAACTCAGAACCATTTCTCCAAGGACAACTTTTGAATCTTGGGTATAAATACAGCAGTGGTGAGATTGTAGTGTTTATGGATGTGGATCTGAGATTTCGTGGGAGATTGGATATTGGGTGGGTGATGTCACAGACAAACCATCCATTTATTGCATACAATCTTCTATTTCATTGTGATTTGCATGGTAATGTTGAGGGTATACGGGCGGGCAGTGATCGGTCAACTGGCGGATGTTGTGTGTTTACAAGGAGACAATTTGAAGAATCAGAAGGGTATTCAAATTTGATTGTTGGGTGGGGAGCGGATGATGATCTTTTGAGTGATAGAGTGGGTGGATATGCGAGAGCGGAGAATTCAATGCTTCATGTAAGACATGAGCGTTTGAAAAGTGGGAAGACATATGGAGCCAATTTACATGTGTACCAAACGAGAAGAAGCAGAGATAAGAGGCTGGATGGGTTTCGACAAACAATCGGAAGATTGAGAGGAACAGAGAAGGATGGAAATGTTGTCTATTTGAAATTTGATGAGATTGGCGTTGTTCCGGAATTTGCATATGAGAATCTTCTCAGAGGTTATGCATGCCATTAGATAAGAGCATTCATTTCAAGATTATCGTGCCTATGTATAATTGTGAAAAATGGGCAGTAGAGTGCTTGCAAAGTGTTTTGAGCCAGACGTATAAAAACTGGCAGATTGTAGTTGCGGTGGAGCCGTCTGAGGATAATACATATGAGGTAGCGAGGGAGCATTTGGAGGGACATCAAAATGAAGATTGGATTTTAACTCTCGGCAATACAAGAAAATATGTGCCTTTGAATCATGTCGAAAGTATTCTTCGATGCAATCCGTCTAACGATGATGTGATTGTGTTGCTGGATGGTGATGATATGTTGCATGGAGCAAATGTACTTTCCTATCTTGCTGAAGTGTATCAAGATGAGAATGTCTGGATAACATGGGGGAGCTATGTGGTGAATACAACGAAACAACGCGGGATGGCTTCGCAACCTGTTCCAAAACCGAACACGGATCCATATCGAGGGAAGAGATGGTGGAGATTTTCGCATTTGAAGACATTTCGTTATTTTCTATTTAAGGGAATACAGGATGAAGATTTGAGGAGTTTGGAAACAGGAGAATACTATCATGTGGCTGGAGATATGGCTTTGATGTTTCCAATGGTCGAGATGGCCGGTCCAGAACATTCAAAATACATTGAAAAGATTCTTTACATATACAATCGAGCTTCTCCATATAACGATGACAAATTGTACAATGCGTTGTGTAAGAGGACCGATTTAGAGATACGCAATCGTCCGCAATATTCTCCAAAAACAAAAGACTATCTCTGCCAGTTATAAATATGAGTGAGGAGAGACGAGTGCATTTCAAAATCATTGTGCAGGCGTATACTGCGGGTAAATGGATAAAGACTTGTTTAGAAAGCATTGCATCTCAAAAATATGATAATTGGAATGTGATTCTTCATGTGGAACCGAGTAGGGATAATACACTAATCAACGCCCGTCATTTTTTGGATGGTTTGGGGGATGATCGATTTGTTTTGGTGGAGAACAAGAAAAGAAAACTACGGAGCGTCAATGATATTGAAGCAATCAAAATGAGTGGTGCAGAAAATGATGATGTTATCATGTTTTTGGATGGGGATGATTGGTTCTATGATGCTTATGTGCTTTCTTATTTGGCGAGTGTGTACCGGGATGAGAATGTCTGGGTGACGTGGGGGAGTTATGTTCATAGCCATGATAATACCATTGGAAAAGCGGCACAGCAAGTTTCGGATCCAGAAGAGGATCCTTATAATGGACGAAGATATTGGCGGTATTCTCATTTGAAGACATTCCGCTATTTTTTGTATAAAGGAATTCGGGATAGTGATCTTCGGAAATTTAGCAATGGTGCATATTACAGAGTGGCGTGGGATATGGCTTTGATGTTTCCAATGGTCGAGATGGCCGGTCCAGAACATTCGAGATTTATCCACAAAATATTGTATGTGTACAATATGAAAAACCCATTGAGCAATGAAAGGGTTCGATTGCAAGAATGCTTGGAAAATAGCCATGAGATACGATGTTTGCGAGTTCCGTATTGCAAAAGAACGAAGGAGGAATTGTGCAGCCTTTAACTACCATTTTGATTTTTAGCAAGAATAGGGCGATGCAGCTTTTGGCTTTGTTGGAGTCTTTGGAGGGGACTTGTGAGGATTTGGACTTTGAAAGAGTGCAAATTGTTTACAAGACAACGACAGAGAGGCATGAAAGACAATATGAAGAGTTGAAGAGATTGTATCCAGCCATTTCTTTTTCACCAGAAAGAACCATCGCATTTGATTATATGGATGTGGTGAGAAGTTCTTGGCATGTGATGTTTCTTACGGATGACAGTATCTTTTTGAGAGACTTTAGGATAGCGGAGATTGAAAAGAGTTTGGGGGAGCATGGGGATTGCATTGGATTTTCATTGAGACTTGGAAGAAACATTACATATTCCTACCCGCATGATTGTTCGCAGGATGCTGTGGAGTTTGTGGAGGCTGGGAATGGGGTGTTGGGGTTGAATTGGACTTTGTATAAATGTGATTTTGGATACCCGATGGAATTGTCTGGGTCTATGTATCGTTCTTCCGATCTTCTCTTTCTTTCCAAAGGGATGAACATGTCTACATTGCATCATGTGGAGAGTTCATTGGATCGTAGAGTGAAAGATGTAGGAAGAGATAAATGTGGATTGTTGTGTTATCCGATCAGTCATGTTTTCAGTGCTCCTATGAATCTCACCTCTGCGATTTCGCAGAATAGAGCTTCAAATACGGCAGAGTATTCTGTGGATGCTATGGCAGAGAAATTTGACGAAGGCTATAAAATTGATGTGTCTCTTTTTAGGGATTTTGTTCCAAGTGCATGTCATCAGGAAGTGACTTTCTCTTGGAAAAGGAGATAAGGAATGGATAGGCGAGTTGTAATAGACATGCTGAGGAAGTACACAAGTGTTGTGATTTGGGGATTGAATGAAGAGACAACCTCCTGTCAAAGACATGTCCATCGACATATGTATTCTACGTTATGCAAACTTGGATATGATTGTCTTTGGTGCGATAATACTCCACAGAATAATGATCTGGTGAAGAATGGAAGTTTGGTGATTTCATCTGTTGAGTGCTGCCAAAACATTCAATATAGGAAAAGCAATTGGTATGCCCTGTTTCATACTGTTGAACATATTGAGAATTGTCAGAATTATGTGCTGTTACGTGTGTATGGGGATTCGGATATTGGACCGGATGTTGTCGATTATGGCAAGACAGCGACATTCAATAAAAACAGGCATTTACTGTCCCAATCTTATGGGACTGATTTGCTTCCAGAAGAATTCCATTCACCTATTTTCAATCGAACTTCGATTGTGAATTGGGTAGGAAGCATATGGGACGATAAAAAGGGGCATGGCAATATCGATAACATTGAGATATTCAGGAAGGCGTTGGAAAGGCATCATTTGTCCTTCAAGAGTTATCGGAATATATCCGACGCTGAAAATGCTGTTAGAGTGCGTGAATCAAGAATTGCACCTGCAATAGGAGGGAAGGCACAAACTGCATCCATGATTCCATGCCGTTTGTGGAAAAACATATCATATGGGCAGTTAGGAGTAACAAATTTGCGGAAGGGTGTGGATGTTTTTGGTGACAGCCTCATTTATCACGCAAACATCAATAGTTTGATTGATATGGCGTTGTTGACGGGGGAGACAGAGTATAAGGATAGGACGAGAGATCAACAAGAGATTGTGAAAAAGGGACATACATATTTGAATTGGTTTCATCATTTGTTGAGGGCTTTTGAGGAAATGGGAGTGCAATGAAAAAACTTGTACTTCAAATTGAGCACGGTGGGTTGGGAGATAATCTTTTGTGGTCTCCTATTCCTCGACTGGCCAAACAGCAATATGGATATGACGCAGTATACATCTCCACTTATTCTGAATTCAGAAATCCAGAAACGAAACGATTGGTATGGGGATATAATCCGTATGTGGATGGATATATAGAGGAAAAAGCCGCTGTGCCGTCGTTTAATTGTGTGGAGGATGGGAAGAATATTTTGGACACGCTTGTGGATTTTGTAGGATTTCCGGATGATGGTGTTCGCTTTCGTGATCCAGAACTTTACTACCGACCTGTATATGATGGCAGATTTGTTGATTATGTCATCTATGAACCAAATTATATATCGGAAGCCGGACATCCTTCTGTGAAAGCTATTCAAGAGTATTTCAACAGTAGAAACATTCATATCACACATCAAATGGAACCTATGACAAACAACTTATCGATTCCAGGAGTCCCTTGTTTGTCAATGAAAGGACTTGAATCCTTTTGCAATCTCATTCATTCTTGTAAGGCGTTTTACTGTTTGACTTCTGGCGCAGCGACATTGGCAGCAGCTATTGGAAAATCTGTTACTGTTTTACATGCAGGTTCAAATCCAATGTTTCATCACTCCAAGGACAATACCTATGTCAGATTGGGATAATCTATGTTAACGATTATTTGTCCATATAGAGGACGGGATAAGTTCTTTCAAGACTTCATTCATAGCTATTCCAATCTCTATCCAGATGCAGACATCTATATGATGGAGCAGGTTGATAATGAACCGTTCAAACGAGGCCAGTTAGCCAATGTCGCCTTTAATGAAATGTGCAAAAGAGGAAGAAGGATAGAAGCGATATTGTTTGCAGATGTGGATCTTCGATTGTTTGGTCGATTGGATTTGGAGGGGATTCTGAAGAGAAATCGAACGATTACTGTGCCATTCGATTCTATTGAATTGCGTGATTTTGCGGGTGTCGGAAACTACAAATTGTGCCCCAAGAAGTCTTACTTCTTGAAAGGGCACAAAGTAAGTGGAGGTTTGACGCTTTACTCAAGAGAGATGTTTGAAAAGTGTTGTGGATTTTCAAATGTTTATATTGGATGGGGGTGTGAGGATTCGGACTTTTTGCTTAGGACCGATAGTTTTGTGCATGAGTGCAATACGATTTTTCATTTGGAGCATGTAAGGGAAGGAAAGAACCATTCGTACATCAATAGAAATGCGGCTATTTTAGAGAATGGACGTACGGATTTCAGAGTGGATGGATACGAACAAACAATTGTTCGCAGAATTGAAGAAATCCAATTGTCAACTCATGTATATCATTATAGAGTGGATGGAATAACTGTACCGAGTGATTTTCAATACATGTCCTTGTTAAAAGAGGCATAGAAAGGGATAGATTATGGTGAAGTGCAGAATATCGGATTCAGAGGCTCAAGATGTGTTTTCACTTGGAGAGTTGTATGTTTCGGATTTTGTTTCTTCTGATGCGACTCGTCCTGCTGTTAAATCTGATTTGACACTGTGCCTCAGTTCAAAATCAAAGCTGCTTCAATTGAAGGATACATTTTCGGCAGGATCGCTTTATGGTCGATATTGGTATCGATCTGGAACAAATTTGTCCATGCGATTGGCTTTGAAAGATGTGGTTGATTCTGTTCTTTTGAGAAAGAGAATGGATAGGAATGCTGTATGGCTTGATATTGCAAGTAATGATGGAACGTTGTTACGATTTGTTCCCGGCAATCTTGTAAGAATTGGCATTGACCCTGCGGAGGACAGTTTCAAAGAAGAGGCTCTTAAATATGCGGATGATGTAGTGCAAGATTTCTTTTCTGCGGATATATTTCGTAGAAGTACATATGGGTTTAGGAAGGCAGATGTTGTAACTGTTGTTGCGATGTTTTATGATCTGGATGATCCTGGAAAGTTCCTCCGTGATGTTTCTGAAATTATGGATGATGATGGACTGCTTGTTCTTCAAATGAGCTACACGCCATTGATGATTCAACAACTGGCTTTCGACAATATTTGCCATGAGCATATCTGCTACTATTCATTGACTTCATTGAAGTATCTATTGGAAGAGAATGGATTTCAAATAGTGGATTGTGAATTGAATGATGTAAATGGCGGAAGTTTTCGTGCATACATCAAAAAGGATATAGCGGACGTAAAATCATTCAAGACAGGTCCATTTCGAGATGTTGCAAATTTCAGAATACAGTCTTTGCTTGAGTATGAGGAAGTAAATGGATTCAACACAATTGAACGCTATGAGCAATTTTACAAGGATATCGTGGAATTGAAAAAGAGCACAGTTGAATTCATTTTGGAGGAACATGGGAAAGGGAAAGTTATATGGGGGTATGGGGCTTCGACAAAAGGAAATACGTTGTTGCAGTGGTATGGGTTGGATCATACTGTGATAACAGCGATTGCTGAACGATCTCCTTATAAACATGGATTGAAGACTGTTGGGACAGATATACCAATTGAGTCTGAATTGGATATGCGGAAAGAAAAGCCTGATTACTTGCTTGTCCTTCCATGGCATTTCATCGAAGAGTTCAAGAATAGGGAAGAGGAATATCTGAAGAGTGGCGGAGCTTTTATTGTTCCATGTCCAAAGTTTGAAGTGATTCGAGGCTGATATGGAAACTGTTGGGAGTTTGATCGACAAATTGTCCATTGTGAATATTCGTATTTGGATGTTGGAGGATGTGAAGAGAGAATCGAAGGACGATTCTGTTGTGGCAAATGCAACGCGAAAGACAAATGTATTGAATCAGCAGAGGGTGGATTTGATACAGGAAATTGATGAATTGATAGGTGCTCTTGCAAATGGTTCGATAACCATGAAAACATATAAACAAGGAGATACAAAGATGTATGGAAGGACAGGACTATGAAAGAGTGGAATAATCCATACAATTCTTTCAATTCAATGAAAGTTCTGTTGTGGAGAGAGCAGTTGCAGGCTATAGCAGATCAAGACTTTATGCCTCCTGTCATTGTGGATACGGATCCATCGAATCGGTGCAATTACAATTGCATTTGGTGTAATGCATATGAGTATATGGAAGGGAGCAAATTTGATATTTCGCCAGATCATCTACGGCGTTTGGCAGATTTTTATGCTGAATGGGGAGTGAAGGCCAGTTGTGTAGCTGGAGGCGGCGAACCTTTGATGAACAAAGGGTTGTTGCAGTTTTTGTTGGATTTGAAGGAGAGAAATATTGAAATAGGTGTCATTACAAATGGGTTTTTGTTGGATTCAGAATATGCAGATGTAATGGCAAAGACATGTAGATGGGTAGGGGTGTCGGTGGATGCGGGCACAGCAGAAACATACAATTGCGTAAAAGGAATCAAGTTAGAAACAGCTTTCGATAGAGTCATGGGTAATATTGCGGTACTGGCGGCGAAAACCAGAATGACAAATTCCTCTTGTGATGTGTGTTTCAAATACCTTTTGCATCCTATCAATGCATTGGAATTGTACGAAGCTGCAAAGTTGGCAAAAGGGTTGGGTGTTCGGGATTTTCAAATGAGGCCGGTTGGATGGGATAATATTCGCAAGACAGAGGGGAAGGGGATTGATGATTTTACTCCTCTTTTGGAGAAGATAGATGAACAAGTAGAGATGGCGTTAGAGTTAGAAGATGAGGACTTTCATTTCTACGGTGTGCGGCATAAGTTTCGACCAGATATGAAACGAAAAGTAGGATTTAAGAGATGTTGGGCATTACCGTTGCTGTTGACATTTGGTGCAGATGGAAATTGTCATTTGTGTTTCGATAGACGTGGGGACAAGAATTTGATTTTCTGTCGTCACGATCCAGACCCGCGTGAAGTCCTCAAACATTGGAATACGGAGAGGCACAAAAAGATGTTGGCGGATATAGATGTCCGCAAATGCCCGCGTTGCACGTTTGGGCCGTACAATGAAGTTGTGGAAAATGTGTTTTTGAGAGATGGAATGTGTAGGAATTTTCCCTGATGAATCCATCTGGCGTCAAAATAGCCTTGATAAGTCCTCCACAGACACATTTGTCTGATCCAAGCCGGGCGGAGCCTCTCGGCTTAATGTACATGGAGGGTGTGTTGAGAAATATGGGGTTTGATGTTGAACTGGCGGATATGTCTTTCGACTCAGTATTGCCCGCCGCTGATATTTATGGGTTTTCTGCATCCACTGTAAATTTCTCGCAAGTATTGGTTTACACAAGGCAGGTTGGAGAGGCATATACGATAATAGGTGGACCGCATGTCAGTGCTCTTCCACTTGATGCTTCTCGTTTCTTTGATGCAGTTGTGATGGGACCTGGGGAATATGCAATTCAGAATGTACTGAATGATTTTGCCA